ACCCAAACCTGCTGGCTTATCAGCAGAACTACCTAGTTGTACCTGACCTGATATTGATAAACTCTCGTCTAAAAACACTTCATAACCTATAACTCCATATAAGGTTGTGTAGAAAACATCTATATAACCGAAGTATTTTTTAAGCGAAGTTTTGCAATCAGTTGACTTTGGCTCAAAGTATCCATTTACAGCCACAGCATCGTCGTTTGAGCCTGTATCCATTTCATAAACATAGGAGTTAGACGAGTCGGAACTTCCTGCGAGCAACCTTTTTGTTCCAGACGAGTCCTCCCAGACATAGAAACAGTTTATATTAACTCCCGTGCAAGGCGTTGACCAGGCGTTTAGCTTTGTATCGTATATCAAGAAATTGTCATTGTAACTTCCTGTCGCATAAGCCATATAAAGTTTGTCTTTATAAAAAGCACAAGCGACATTATCTTTCTGAGATATTAAGTTCATCTCTGACCTAATTCTGCCTGTTTTGGTCGTAATTCGTATGTTTTGGAATTGTGCGACTTCTCCTAACGAATACTGGTTGTCTCCACCATAAAACCACTCATCATTTCCTACTTTAGCGACACTCTTTCCACTTGGTGTTCCAAAGTTAGTCACTATTTGAGTAATAGTGTGAGCAACAGAACCATCGGTATCGTTTATTGTTGGATTGCCTATTCGCCACATTCCGTGATTTTTTGTATAAGCATAGATGAAGTCAGAACCAGCAGAATTGTCTTTGTAAAGTCTTGTTATCTCTACGCCACCACCAGGAAGTAGGGTTATATATCCAGCATTTTTCTTGTCTGGCGTAGCGTCTAAATCGGTATCAAACATATGGTCATCATCAAAGCCTGTAAGAGTTGGGGTTGGTTTTGCTGACAAATCTATTTTATAGGGGTTAGAATAATATATTCTATCTTTATAAGTTGAATTAGTCATATACAAGCGTTGGTTATAGAATACCGCCCAATCACCTATATTTCCGTTAGATGAAATCTCTGTTAAAGAAGTCCCGTCATCAGTATAAACAAGATTGTCTGAATTGTTGCATATATATAATTTATCTAATGCTTGGCAAAATCTAGTTTCTTGGTCGTTGGTAAAAGTAAATCCAGACAAAGCAGTATAGTTATCACCACTCTTATAATAGGCGTGTGTACCTGCTGAAACGATAAACGTATTCAAAGAATTTGTTTTTATATGTCCCATACCTCTGATAATTTTTCCAGAGGCAACTTCATTACCAAACTTGGCACTTCCGTTTCTTTTGGCGAAAGAACCATTATCGGTCGGTAACGAGTTTAAGCCATAAGGCACTTCGTCATCATTTACGGTTGACTTACCCCCAGCATAACTATTATACCCGCCCTTAAAATTCTTTAACTGAAAGGTTTTTAGCTGGTCGTCTTTGTATTCAGCCATTTATTTCCTCCCTCTGTACCCTGTTTCTAGCAACGATGGTCTATCAAATCTCTTGGTAGCCATTGAGCCTGTGTCAGCGGTTCTGTCCTTGACTAGCTGCTCTTTATACTCATCTCTGAATAATTGATATCTGCCTATTGATTGTCGAGCAGATTGAAAATACATAGCAGTAGCCAAGAAACCTATTGCATCTATTGCATCTACTGGTTCCTCGTCTGTGTCTTCGGTAGAGTCCACTGCTTTATCTGCTGGTAGGTAGAAATAGTCCATTTTAACTTCTGTAACAGTAGTTTGTGAAATCTTTATTTTCTTGTTAACTTTATCAACAGCAAAAACATAATCAGAGGCTCCATACATACTCAAATCATCCCAAGCTACCTTTCGGTAGTGATACTTCTGATTACTTGAATATGTATAAACTTCTCTTGGGTCAAACTTAATATTAAAATCACTTGGTAGGTCACCAAGTTGAGAACTTATAGTAATAGCGGTTTCTTTCTTCTCTAAAAAAGACCACTTCTTTTCAGAATAATATCTTCTTCTTGCAACATTTATTAGTCTGTCTCTTTTGGGGACAGCAGTTGAGCCATCGCCTGTTCCGATTAAATCACCAACAAAGTTCTTGATGTCCAGCAAAGTCGCCATATAAGCCTTTCTGTCCTCGCCTTATACGACAACCGAGAGTAAACCAAGAGTAAATCAAGAATACTTTTTTTGGTCTTCTTTATAGAGCCTCTCTTTATCCTCGTTTTTAAAAGTCGCACTTTCGGCGTGTTCAACACAAATATCATTCCATTTGTGTATAGGAACACCTGCTTTTTTAGCTCTATTATAATAGTCTTTATCTGAAAAGTAGTTGCGATACTTTTCGTTAAGATTACCTAATAATTCATAAGTTGCTCTAGTCATCCCCCAAATCGCTCCGAAGCTATCTGTATTATCAGAAGCAGTATCTCTGGGACTCCATATTCCAAGACCCTCGACATCGTAGAACCTATCTAAGTCGCCTTTCTTTATCACAAGGTCATCATTTAATACAAGTATAATCGGAGCTGTTGTCTTGATAAGCCCCATATTAACAGTATGGGTAAATCCAGAGTTAACATAGTTTTTAAAATCAAACTTAAATCCGTGAGGGACAGGCGAGGCATCATCTATCACAATCAGGTTAATGTCGGGATAATTCGTCTTTATAGAATCAAAAAACCTCTGAATAATAGGAAACATACTCTTGTGGTTCACGTACATAGGCACAACCGCATCAATTTTTGTGGTGGACATAGTTTTCATAAAGTATAAACCTCCTTTGACCAGAATTATGCAAATATCTACCAACCATTTTCTCGAAAGAGTTTCCCCCATATTCGGGATAATTGTCTAAGTCTGGCGATGTAAAATTATATATCTTTTTCTTAAACTCATCTGTTCTTACTAGAAAGGCTTGGTCTGAAAACATCATATCCATTTCACCATAAGTGTTCACCTCTGAATATGGACTTACAACTGATATTTGTTTTTCTTTCTCCAATATTCCAAGCCCTCTTGTAACAAAATCATCAGCGGTGCAATCTCCCTGAACATAACAAAAGTATTTAGTCTTACAGAAATAAATCGCTGTAAGTTCTGCTATCGAATACCACAAACCATTATTGCCATTTTCAGTGAAGCTTCCATCGTCTAAATCAAAATACTTTAATACCTCTGTCATCGTGTCCTGAACTTTATGGGTCTTCGCTGGAAACTTTGCACCATCTGGAACACCATTATTTATCATTAAATACTTCTCATCGAAATCATAAAAGCTAAACTTCTTTTCAAACTCATCAGCTAGAAATAATGTATAATCTTCTTTCCAGGTTTTAGTAGCAAAAGTGACTGAAGGGGACTTCATTAGCCCCCCTCAATGATACGCTTACGAATATCCGAGGAACAGAGAATGTCCTCCCAGCGAGGAGAGAATACGACTTCCCCGCCCTTGTCCTTAATCCATTTGATGCCAGTGTCTCGGTGTCTTTCCTCCCACTCTTTGGTGAGAACAAAAACATCAGCATCAAGCATCTCAAGATAGGGGAGTGCTTGTTCTTGGTCGCAGGGGATAACAAAGTCAACGTGTCTGTTGCCTTCGACTATCTCCTTTCGTTGAGAGTAAGGGATAATCACCTTTCGGCTTTTGTCTCTTTCAATCAACTCATCGGTGTTAAGCCCTACAACGAGAATATCGCCATAAGACTTAGCTAGTGCAAAAGCACGAACGTGACCTGCATTGACAACATCGAACGAGCCTTGAAAAAAAACCACCTTCATTTTCGCACCTCCTTTTTATTTAATACTCTTGATTTAATACTCTTGCCGACAAAATTACTATCTTTGAACCCATAATATTCCAACTTAAAAAACTCTTCTAACCTTTTTACCATTTTCTTATGTCGTTCTGGGTCATCTTCCCATCTCCAGCTGTGAAACTCACCAATAATCATTTCAACATTATTCCATATCTCATCTTTGGTATCTTCAACTATTCCATACTCACCTCCCTCACAATCCATTTTGAGCAAATCAACCTTTTTACCTTTTAAGACATCGTTCAATGAAACCACCTCGACTTTAGAACCGATTGTCCTGTCAGTTTGAGAGTGTCCTGAACAATCATCTATATTAGTAAATCCCTTTTTACCAACAGCATATGGAAAAACCTTAACCAAATTACCGTTCATCGCATTGTTGATGTTAAGAACTCTTAAGTTATTAGGTTCTGGCTCAAAAGCCATTACATCTTTTACGCCGAACTTCTTAGCACATAAAATCGAGAAATCACCAACATTAGAACCGATATCAACAACCGTGTTCCCCTTGAACCACTTTTTGTCTACTCTATAACAATCATCTCTGATAACTTCGTTTACAGTATATTCGTCATCATATCCTTCTTCTCTAACCATAAACTTCATACCTTGAATATCTATTTGTTTCACAATAGCCCCTTCTCCCAAGTTTTAGCAGTAGTTTCCCAGCTAAATGCCTCTACAACGCTCTCTAAGGGCTTTTTTGGGTCTTTAAGATGTGAGACTACCTCTTTGGCAAACTTTTCTTGTAGTTTCTTGTCCGTATAGATGTTATTACCCTTTATAACCTTGCCGAATTTAATTCTTTCTGGCGTTCCACCTGCTTGAGAGGTAGTTATCACATAACAGTCACTTGCCTGACAGGCTTGTGAAGTTATATTATTGGTTTCGCCAAACTCTGAAGCGTAAGGATAACAAAGTGTTTCTTTCATCACATCGGCTAATTCGTTTTGACCAATTCTGCCGTGTTCTGTAACTCCCTCTGTGCTTTCTAATAGCGGAGTTAATTCTTCTCGTAGTTTCTTTAGCTCTGGTAGTTTATCTTTTTCTTTATCAATATTTCCCCAACCATAATATACATCAAGCGTTGCTTTCGGAAGTTCCTTTTTGATTAGAGGGAATATATTTTTAACAAAAGGTAATAAACCTCTGTCATAACTTGAACCCCAGAACATTGAATAAGGTTTCTTCTCTTTTTTCTCTTTGAATTGTTCTGGTTCTATACCATTGTTTGAAATGAATATCTTGTTGTCTGGAATTGACGGCATATTATTTCTATGCCACTTTGAAAGGAATATAAACTTATCTGTGTTTTTAATTATCTTTTTATTAAACTGTTGAGGATAAGCAATATCGTGTAACCAAACAATCTTTTTCTTAGCTCGTATTTCCTCGTTGAACAATGCTGGCACTCTCCAAGCTATTAAAGTATTGAAGTTATCATCCTTACTGAAGAAGTAGAAAGGCTTGTATTCAACACCGTTATAATTCCCCCTCATCTCTCCACAGTTGTTATATACGGTCACTTTATAGCCCAACCTAGTTAATTGTTCACTCATTCGGATAACAGCTGTTTCACTTCCACCTATTCCCGTAAAGATTGAAGGATAAGCCCAATTCTCGCCTATTCCCTCACCACAATAAATCACCACCGAATTGTCTTCAAAATTATATGGTGGAACTATTGCGTGTCTTGCTTGTTGTATTCTATAATCGCTATCCAATGAGTGAGGGATATTATCAAACAGTTTAACTGCTTTTATTCTATCGTGCTTTCTGACCGTAGTTATAACATTTAACATAGACTTAACAAATGTTTCTATATTAACTGTTTTATCACAAGTTTCTTTTAACTCAACTATCATCGGGTCTTCTGGATATTTATCAAACAGATTATGGGCTATTTTTCTAGCTTCAACATATTTATTAGTCATCAAGTAAGCATCAGCTAAAAGACCTAAAGGCATAACTTCATATTCCAAATCATTAGTAAAATTCATTGTCTTTGGAGTTTTCTTTGAGAAACCAACACTAATCCACTCAATTACATTTTTATAATCACCTTTCGATGAATAAGCTCTGGCTAAATCAAAATATCCCAAGTTCCACTCTGGTTTAAGCTTAATCATATTCAAAGCACTATCAACCATTTGGTCATATTTCTTTAATGAGTAAAAACAATCAACCATCGTATGAAAAGCAAAGAACTTGTCTTCATCCCAACCAGACACTCCAAGATACTCAACCAAGAACGCTAAAGCAGTTTCAAACTGATACATTCCTGCATAGGTTTTCCCTATCTCAAATATCATTCTGGGGTCTGTTTTCTTGCCACTCTTCCTATATTCAGCCATCAAAATATTTAGATTTCTGACAGAGGAAACCTCTTGATGATTTTTAGAAGGAAGATGGTCAATAACTACAGAGTTGTCTTCGATATGATTAACTGCAGATGTTGGCTCATAGCATTCGTGTATCGGCTGTTCCCACCTTCCTGTTCCTTTCCTAGTAAGTCTAGGTTTAACCTGTTTCACGGTAACTCTACCAAACTTATCTTTAGCATACATATATGGCATTGAGAACCAATCAACATCGCCCTCTTTCATAGCTTCATCCATTATTCGTAGATTTTCTGGGTTTATAACCACATCATCACTATCAATAAAGAATTGATTATATTTGGCTTTGGAATAATTGAAGTTTCGCTGTCTGTCAAAATGGTCGTCCCACTTGCGATATGATAGGTCGTATTTATTCTTTTCACACCACTTCTTTAGCCGAGTGTGTTTTGCTGATGCTGTGATGTTCACTTGGTCAACAAACTCAACACAAGACTTAACTGCTCTTTTAACTCCGTCTAGTTCCTCATCACCTTTCGTAATAATACACAAAGAAATCATAGTAGTCCTCTCGTTTTAATGTAACCCTTGATGACTATTCCCACCGTCACCAACAGTCTTACTTTTTAGATATATCTTTTCCCATAACTTATTCATACATTTGTCACAAAAAACAAACCCATCATCTCTACGTTTTTTACATTTGTCGCACTTGTCTTTACTTGGTTTTTTCATCAAAACTTTTCTCCTGGTAAAAACATTTTGTATTTCCGTAAAAAAGTTTCATAGTTCACAGACTTTGGGTGAGTTAATTTAGGAATAATCTTTTCTAATACAGGCAATATTCCATCTATGATGTTACCATCTTTATCTAAAATAATAGGAAAAGAACCCGTGTTCCTCCACGAAGCTTTCTTGAGTTCTTTATGTTCATCTGTGGCTAATTGATATTTGGTTCTTTGATACTTCAAGTCATCTTGCCATATCTTCCAACGGTAAGGATATTTCTGTTGAAAGGCTTTAATAGCAATTTCAACCATCTCCCACTGTTTGTCTGTGGCTTTTGTTTTAGCAAAAACTTCCGACTTATTTGCTTTGTCGCTGAAACCCTTGTCTACTTTTTGTCCTCTTTTCATAAATGTCCTCTTTTACTTTCATACAGGAGGAGCCTCTTGGCTCCTCTGTATATGAAGATAAGATAAAACTTATTTCACAATTTTGTACACTGCCACTGCTCCCTCGTTCGCAACCTGACAAGTATACTCACCAACGATTGCCTGTGCATCAAAGTAACCTGTGATTGCTCTTGGTTCGCTATGAACTTCGTCCATAACTCCGACAGCAACATAGTCACTTATATATGATACCAAAGCATTTGTAACAGCACCAGAGATGCTATTAACATATCGGTGGTAAATTACCTTTACTCTTCCACCATCAGAATCGTAGACATCAACTCTACCAACAAGTTCTGCATCTTTTGCATCAATGTTTCGAGTGTTATTCTCGGTAAACATCGAGATTCTTGTTTTAAGAGCTGGTCCGACCAATACTGTATCGTGGCTTGCTCCGTTATTAAGAGCATTCATCAACCAAGCATTCAACATAGCAGAGGTAAGAGAAACACCAGAACCAAGAGTAGAAGTAAGAGTTGAAGCAAATCCTGCGATTCCTGCCATTGTTCTTCCAGCAGTTCCTGTTCCAGAAACCAAACTTCCTGCGACAACAGAGAACTCTAACTGGTTCTTCCATTCTTTCATTTTCTTTAGTTTTTCTCTCGCCATCTTATTCTTAAATCCTGCGTGGTCAGTGTTCTTCTGTGTTCCACCAACTTTTACACCTTTTTCTATAATCTGAGTCGTGTTAGTCAAAAGTGTAGGATTAGTCATTGCGTAAGTAGTATCAGCCAATTCCGCAGCACCACTTTGTGAGCTAGTAGCTGTTATTGGGTCGATAACCCAAGAATGGACTTTATTAGTTACGGGAACGGTCTCCGAGTTGGTTGAAACATATGTCTCCAATGCGTCTAGGTCTTTGATGTCATCCCAGAGGTCTTCTCGCATTGAAAGGTCACCATATGAATATCCAGCCATAATTATCCTTTTCTGTCCTCTTTATTTTTTACTTGCTTTTCTTTTCTGCTTTAATTTCCAATAATTTAATCATCGCCTTGTCTTGTTTCTTCCTGTCTAATGATTTTGAATCTCTGATTAACTGTTCGTATTCAGATGACTCCTTAGTGTCAGTAGAAGTGGAAGTAACATTTGTGGCATTTGCTCTCTCCTGTTCCTCTTTTTTGGTTTCATCAATCTTTTGTTTCGCCAGTTCTTCGCTCTCCTTTTGAATTTCAGAGAAAACCTTATCTGCGGCTTTAAGTGGCGACATTCCTTTATTGATGTAAGCAGTTACAGAATACTGCAAAGCCTCGTTCTTTTTTAGCTGTGGATATTTCTCTTGAGCCTTATCAAGCTCAGAAAAATACTTATATTGGCTGTAACCAGTATCCTGACCTTGTTGAGGTTGTGCCTCATTTTGGACATTATCTTGGATTATGCCAATTTCACGAGCTTTTTGAGCAATAAACTCAGGGTCATCAAGTTGAGCTTCTAACTCTTGCCTCTTTGTCCTCTCCTCTTTAAGAGGGACTCTCAAATCGCCCTTGTCTGCTTCATCTCCACCTTTGTCAGTAGCGTTTTCCTTTTCTTGTGTCTCTGGATTAACTTCTTTGTTCTCGACTTCACTGTCGGTTACGACATTACTGTCGGTTACTTCCTCTGGTGTTGTTTGTTCTTTGGAAACTGATGTTTCCTCTGAAGAAGTTGCTTCTCCTTCGACTTTTTCGTTAGTCATACGATTCCTTTCGTTGAATTTCGTTGAATTTCGTTATTTGAGTAGCGAACTCTTGATAAACGCTGTTTTGGGTTACGAACCATAAATCTCTCGGGCGAATAGAGGCGGAGGACTCACCTCTATTCTCACGAACTATTTATTCTATTTATTCTATTTATTCTATTTATTCTATTTATTCTATTTATTCTATTTATTTTCTTCAACTTTCTTTCTCGCCTTGTCTTCGGCTATTTTGTACCATCTAAAAATATCTTCACAAATAAACTTTAACTCTTGATACCTTATAAGGTTCTGTTTCTGAATATCGCTTCCTGGCTCTGCCGTCAAGGCTACGCTCTTGTAGTTTTCTAATCTCTTATCAACTACATCTGCTTTCCACATTTTGAAGTTGACGTCCTCGTTGAGGTTAGAGAACTCTTGAGCCTTTGACAGGAGCTGTTTTGTTTTGAACAGGCTGTCTTTCAACTTGTCTTTTATTTCTTTCATCTGTCCTCGCTTTCGTTATGCTTTTAATTTTTTCTATCTCTAACTTATTATTTAATTCTTTGTCTGTCTGTATTAATTTATACTCTTGTTCTAGTTTGATTTTCTGTAAATCAGTTTCTCTCTGTTGTTCAGCTTGTTCCTTGATGTTCTTGGATTTAAGTTCTTCCTGAACCATTACACTATTTTGATTTTGCTTGTTCGACTCTTGTTTCTCGTCGTCCGACATATACAGGTCTTCTGGGTCGTCTATGCCCTGTTCTCTACCTATTAAAGTAGCTGTTTTCTCTGGTGAGAATTGTACACCCAGTTCAGTAGAGAATTGTACCCAACTTATCTTTTTCTCTGTTTCAAGGTTTTTATCTATCTTCGACTTGTTGTCGAGTTTGACTTTAACTATCCAGTCTATATCAAATATTAAAGCCTTATCTGCTCCTGGTATTGGAACTTCCTGACCATTTTCATCTAACATTGTTGTATAACCTTTAGCGTCTTCCTCTGACAAATAACCTATCTGTACTAAATCTGATATTGTTGGTTTTCCTGTCAAAACTGCTTTGTTAGCAGAAACCCAATCAGAAGTCTTACCCAATAAAAGCCCGTATCTAATATCGTCTTTTCCCATATAATTAGCTATCATCTTCAAAAACAACATCGCTACAGGTTGCATAAAGCTTTCTTCCATAGCGTCTAGTTTAATCTGGAAGTTAGGTTCAGCCGCCACCTGTAAGGATTGTATTCCGCCCTTTGTTCCCTCTGTCTTATCAGTAACCTGTGATTGTAGCCCAACTGCGTATGGACTGTATCTGGCTGCTCTCTCAATAGCCTGTTGAAGTGTTTCAACTGAAGTAAAGGCTTGATTAGGTGGTATCTGTGATTGTATCTCACCTACCATATCTGGCTTGCCATACATAGCTCCACCGTTTTCGATAATATCGACTATTTGGTCTAAATCTACCCCAGAAGCCTCGTCAACCAACACTCTAGGTCTTAAAAACCTATTTATCATATCTATTGACTGATTTACTACTGTGTCTTGTGCTTGAACTGTCTTATAGATTGCGTCTATCTCACCATAAGCATAAGGTCGGTTACCGATAGTATAATTCATCGCAGTAATTATGTTGTGTCCGCCAACCTTGAAAGCATCATTTTTCTCATAAATTATAACGCTGTCGTCAGCTATAACTTTATATTTGGCTCCATCATATTTTTCAATTATTCGTATAGGCTCAACTTTCTTACTGACCTTTTTTCCATCTGAAAGATAGTTTCCCTCTTCGGCTTCAATCTGTTTAGCTAACGCAAGTTTTTTAAGTTTGTCTAAGTTTTTGTATTTACCAACAGATGTTTTTTTATTGTATTCATCTTTTTTAAGGTCTGAAAGTTTAACGTGTGATTCGATATAGTAAATGTCTGAATCCGCCAATGTCATAGCTGGGTTGAATATAACTGACTTATAGTCTCGCATTCTGACGAAAGGATTATCTGCTACTATCTTTCCATTAACTTTAGACTGACACCACTCAACGGTAGCAATAGCATTTCCTTTTACTAAATACTCTCGAAGAAACTTTTCTCGCTGTTTTCTAAATGTTCCCTTTAGTTTGGCAACATCTGGGTCTGCAATAGCCTGTCGAAGTACCGCAGATACCCACTCGTTGAGGTCTAAGAGGTTTTTCTCACCATAAGCCTCTACCATTATGTTTACACCAACATCGTTGGCTTTAGCCACCATAGATTCGACAATAGAAAAAGGAGTATTAAGGGCTACTTGGGATTGGGTTTCGGAATGCTCTCTTTTATAGAACTCATACATTTCCTGATTCTTGTCTATACCATCCCAGTATTTCTTTAATTCTTCCTTCCACTGCTTGAAGGTGTCAACATCTTTTTGAATTGTGTCTGTGTTTGTATTGTCCATCACCATATACGACAACCGAGAGTAAATTAGAACAACTCATTAGAACATCTTATTTATCTCGTTAAACGATATATATTCTCTTATAGGGTCTTGGTGAAGTCTTTTCTCTGCAGTTTTCTGTTCTTTAACTAGATTGCGTAATAGATTCTGAAAAGAACGAGCAAAATACGAGAACTCATTGTTGTATTGTTTATTACGCCTTAAAGATTGGTGAATCTGCATACAAAAGAAACCCTCTAAATCATAGGGGTCAAAACCTGGTATATTATCAACTCTAGCCATCTTATAGATTAAGTTCTCTAGGTGTTTTTTAGTTAAAAGGAACTCTTGTTCGCTAACAAACCTGTCGTCTTTTCGTTTTCTATTAAGACGATTGCAGGTCATCACTTCTACATAATCTCTGGCTGTTAGCATATCCCCATCCTTATAATTCCTATATCCTTATTTAACTCTTATCTAATTCTTATTTAACTCTTATCTAATTATCTTCTAGCTCTTCCATACCTTTTCTAAAATGTACTTTATGTGTTTCAAACCGTGGGACTAACGCTTCTATACGAGAAACCTTAGAAACACGACCTTTTAACTCCTCTACCTCGAAATAATCACCTTTTCGTTCCATTTCCTCTACCAAAACAGGCTTTATGGTGTCATTAAAGGCTTTCTGTTCTATTCCTACTCTATCTATGTCAAATGCCTGTCTATTGTCGAATATTCTCTTAATGAGGTCTTTCTCAGACTCTTTTGTCCTCAAAGCCAACCTTACATACCAATTATTGTTTTTGTCTATTGAAACGATAACGTGAGCCGTATAGTCAGCAGTTTTAGCTAGCGAGTAAGCCCTATCAATCATATAAATCGTATATAATTCTTTCCCCTCTAGGGTTTCATCGGTAAAGTATCTAAAGTCGCTTCTTTTGAACTTGGCGTTCTCTTCATCAACAGGAGAGTTTTGGTATTGGCAGGAAAATATGTAGGAGCCTTGGTCTTCTTTTAGTTCTTTAAGCTTGTCTATAGGAAACCTTGCAGGAAAAGTAGAAATCGTTTTCCCCTTAATGGTTTTATAGCAAGAGTGGACTTCTGGATTAAACTTATTCTTTAACTTCTTGCCTAGTTTTTCTTCTTTCTCTATCAAATAACCATATAGGTCTGCATAATGCCACCTTGTCCCTATAATTATGATTTTACCGTCAGGCTCTAATAACGATAGAGCTAATTTATACCAATCAATAGTTTTCTGTATCAGTTCAGGAGTGTTTATATTATCAACATCTACAAGGTCATCTAATATCATTACATCATAGTGCTGTGAAACTAAACTCTGACCAACCCCAGCTACCTGTATAGAGGGTTCCTTTTTATTGATAGTGCGAGTTTTAAGAATAATCTCTGTTTCTGTCCACTTGTCATCTTTGTTAACAGTATCCCCCATTATCTCTCTTAACTTCTCATTATCCTTTAAATGTCCTTTAATCTCTCTTAAAAAGGATTTAGCGTTCTGCAAAACAGAGTTACCTATAAATATCCTTAGGTTTGGGTCTTGAGCCAACAAATATAAAGAATAACCTATGGTAATCATTGTAGATTTAAAAAAGCCTCTGCTCCACAAATGGAGTTGACGGTCTTGACCATATTGAACAGAGTTACACATCTCTCGATGAGGTTGTTCAGCCATTTTGTCATAACCTAAAATCTCATTATTGAAATGATAAAGGTCGCCCATTTTCTCGGTTTTGTTAGTGTATGCCGCTAAAGCGTCAAAGTTTGATAAGTCCATAATTGTTTCCTATAAGTCCACTAAGTCCACTCCGTGGGTTTCTTTCCACCACTCTTTACTCTTGCCTTTGTGTTTAGATTTATTATCTTGGTAGAACTTCTGCATCTTCTCTATTCTCTCGATTTCATCTTTATAGTATTGGTGGTCTATGATGATTTCTTTCTTCACTGCGATATTGAGTAGTTTTCTTAATACATACCCAGCCTTAGAGGGAGAAGGTTTAACACCAATAGCTATAATCTTATAAATTGTACTAGAAAGGATTTCCTTTTCATCATATTCGATATGGTTACAAATGCTATCAAGACGCTCTAAACCAAAACCAGCGTCTATACAATCCCCCTCGGTATTTACTATATTCCCAACCTCTACCCCATCAATGTAAAACTCTATACAATACCCAGAAGTGTTTCCATCACTCCACTTACAATCATTATCGGTTCTAACTTCTATGTATTCATCTATCAAGGGAAGCCACTCTCTAAGCCTTTTAGGATGAATAGTAATGTAATCTATCTTAAGGTCGAGATACTCCTCTAAAAAGGAAATCCACCAATCAACAGCGTTTTTCATTGTCATCTCTCTAAACGAAAACAACCCTAACATATTAAAATATAGATGTTTATCCTTTACCATTTCCTCAACATCACCAACTCTTAAACAGGGCTGAACATTAGCACAAGTCCCCCTAAGCCATTTCTTTTCAAAATATTCTGTAAACTGTTGCATCCCAGCAGGACAGAAAAAGGTACTATCATTATAAGGTTTGACTGAAGTTACTGTATGATAATCAATTCTAGTATTCTTGCATAGTTTTTGAAATGCTCTTAAAACGTTCATTATCCTCCTTTAATAATTGTTAATCTCTAAATCCTCAGTTCAAATCCTCAGTTCAAATCCTCAGTTCAAATCCTCAGTTCAAATCCTCAGTTCAAATTTTTTATGATATTTGCAATGACCAACTCTCATATTATTATTATTATTATTATTATTATTATCCCAACTCTCGTGAACAAAATGTTTACAATCAGAACAATTCTCATCTAGGTTAGCAAAGAATTCATATCTGTCTCTATCTAGTTTATCAGCACATTCCTTAGAACAGAAATAAGCATAACCTTTTTTACTTATTAACTTGCCAGAGATATCGTCAGAAATAAGAAATGTATTTGGAGACATCATATGTCTATTAGGTGTTCTGCCTATCTTCGCTGGTTTACCGCAATTTTGACAGACATTATTAACGGGGTTAACGGGGTTAACGGGGTTAACGGGGATTTTAATTGTTCCGTGTGTCATTGTTGCTTTTTATCTTTCACTTAACAGCTATTAACAGCTCTTTAATAATTCTCTTTTAATAATTCTTTAATGTTGGGTTTCTTTTTATGTCCCACATATTTCCAAGCAGGAACAAAGTAGTTCTCTTTTTCTAATTGTTCAATGGGTTTCTTTTCAAGTTCCTCAATTAAATCCTTATATCCGTCTGAAGCAAGCCATTCTTGTGACGCCCTGACTGGTGGTCTAGTAATCCTTTTTAGGGGGTTTGACACGCTAACTTTTACAGTGTCATTTGACACGCTAAAATCCCTTTTTGACACGCTAACTCCCACATTATTTGACACGCTAACTTTGTTCTTTTGCTTACAAGCCTCAGAACAGAACCTAGCAGTCTTTCTTTTAGCCTCGAATTCCTTACCACATACAATACATTTCATACGTGTGTCCTCTCTAAAATTATATATAATATATTTTTTGTATATATAAATATTTTATGACTTCTTGCAGTACTACCCTTGAGCCTCACCCCCCCCCCCCTATAGTTGGGTTTCTTTATTCCTTTTGACCCCACCCCCCCTTTTCCTTTGTAATATATTTTTCAGCTCCTGCACTTGTAAATTATACTTCTGGGCGATGTATTGATGGGCTTGTTTGTCTAACTTGTCAATGTCGGGATTAACTGTTATTTTGCGGTTGTCTTGTTGCGGTGTGTTGGTCTTGTACTTGAGATTTAACCAGTTGAGGGCTACGGTTGCACCCTTCTTATAGTCTCTCTGGTTAATAGCTTGAGAGATAACTCCAAGAACGCTTCTATCGTCTAGTCCTTCGGTGAGGTTAGCTTTTGCTATTAATTCTTGAACTCCTTTGGAGCGTGTAACTTGCGTAGGTTTTATCTGCACAGCTTCAGAATATCCAGCTTTTGCCAACAGTTGCTTCTCTGTGCTACTTTTGTCTACTATTTTGGCTTTTACGTATTGTTTTTGTTTGTTTGTGGGCATAGGTATATAGAATCCTTGCGGATTCTTGACTAATAATAAAATCAATCCTCGCTTGGGATTGCTTCAATGGTTATATTATATAATTGGTTATTAGGTAATGTTACAATTTGAGCTTTAATCTCTGGCTGATACTCTCCGACCATAATCTTTACCGGTAGTTCATTATTTACCGTCGTTGCTAGTGTTGTTATTGTGTCAGTTTGAAATTGTATTTTCATTTAATCTTTGGGCAAATCCTTGCGGATTTGTTACCGCCTCGCTTTTATTTCTTTTTGTATTTATGCAGTCCAGTACTACATAATCGCTTGTATCATCTTATTTATACACATTATACTCTTGACTTACTTACACTTATCTGATAAGATATAGTTACAGTGAAGGTTTGGCAGGTGTTGGAAACTGATTTATACATCAATATAAAAATATCAGCAAACAACACACTTGTCAAGACTTCAACAAAGCACTTTAACAAATTAGATTATCACTACCAAACAACAAGCTCAAAGACTGGAGATATAAAATGGCACTTAAAGATATTATTTTTATGAAAATTGGCAGAAAACAAGTTGAGAGAGAAATTAAAGATGAACACGCTAACGGTTCGACAATCCAATATTTAGCGGTAAAACATCATCAAAGCATTGAGAAAATAAAAAGGATAATTAAAAAAAATAAATAATTAACGCTTGGGCTTGTTGTTGGTGGTGGTAATACTAGCGAATGCTTGACGCATTCGTAACTACACACTGCAAAGCTGGAAGCGTACAGACTGGAGATATAAAATGACTAAAACGAATGAGATGAAAAAAGCATTGAAAAAGAAGTTTAGAAACGCCAAGTTTAGCATAACGCACAAATACGGCGGATATTCTGACTCATACAATGTAAGAACTGATTTACTCGATAATAAGGATTTTGAAGAGTCAAAACCAATTATAAAAGAGATAGAAAAGATAGTCGGAAAATACGAAAGCATAGACCGAGATGAAAGAACGGGCGAGATTTTAGCGGGTGGCAATACATATATTTTTGTATCAAAATTAAATTAACTAAATGACGCTTTCAGCTTGTAGTGTGTAGGACAGGGCAATTCGTGCGAATTGCTATGATATGTATTTGAT